GGCAAAAAGAAAAGTTCCGAGTCAGGCGGCTAGTGGTTTTGAAACGTTTAGCGATAGTCTCGTTGGTAGACAAATTACCGACGGTACTAGTCAATTGACTAATACGAACTTCGCTCTTGATACAATTGTCCCAGAGAAAGACTCAAAAAAATTCCAAACTGCGCCATTTTCAGATTTTATTACATTAGAAAATCTTAAGGTTGAGGAAGATGTTCCAACAACGGTTGTACAATCTGATGGTAAAAAGAGACCAGTAAGATTTAATACAAATAAAAGGGACGCATCTAAATCTCTTTTTGGTTCATTAAGAGAAAGAATTAGAGTCTCTATTGCTAGAATTGCTAAAAATTTTCCTGGTGCTATTTTTGTTGATAAAGATGCTTTAGCATCAATCACCAGCTACACTGCTGAAAATATATCATATAACCCAACAACTAACACAACAACATTTAAAATTCAAGTTGGTAGATTTTTCAATCCTTTTGATATTGTATTAAAAGAGCCAACAGCAAGTCAATTAATTGAAGTTGAAAACAAAATAAGAAATTTATTCTCTTCATATACAAAATATTGTATTGTAGTTGAGAATAAAACATATGCTATAACAAGCTATGTACAACCAGATCAGTTTAACCAAATATCACTTGTTGTTGATGGTAAACCGTTTACCGGGACAACATATTCAGATAGTTTTATTTTAAGACCCAATGATAGTGTTGTTGAAGAATTTTACTTAGGACTAGACGATTTAGAGCAAACATTATTAAATAGAGATACCTATCCAATATATCAAGCTGGATTTACGGTTCCTAGAACTAGTTTAGATGAAACAAAAACAGAACTAATTTCTATATTAGTTAACTGGCCAACATCAAAAGACGGATATAATATTCAAATTACCGGTCTTAAGTTTGAAGAGTACATAACACGTCTAAGTGATTTAGCAACTGAAATTGATAACTATAAATCTAACTTAGTTACAAGATTCCTTGTTGCCCCACAATTATTTGAATTTGATACTGAAGACCAAAAAATTGATAAGATATTTCAATTATATGGTCAGAGTTTTGATAAGGTAAAATCTTATATTGATAATATTGCGAACATGAGAAATGTTTCTTATGACGCAATCGATAATATTCCAGATGTTTTTCTTAAAAATTTAGCAAATACACTTGGTCTTAATACCATCAATTTATTTGATCAAAAAAGTTTAGAAGAACAAATATATAAAGCATCTTCTACTGTTTACAATGGACAAGCTATTGGTAAAAATCTAGTAGAAGCTGAACTTGAATTTTACAGAAGATTATTAGTTAATCTAGCATTTATATACAAATCAAAAGGTACTAGAAGTAGTATTGAATTTTTCTTAAAGTTTATCGGTGCACCAGATCCAATGGTGAAAATAGACGAATATGTTTATAAAGTAACTAGCGCTTTACCACCATCTACTTTAGATGATTTAAATAACACATTAAATAATATTAATGTTAGCAACAATGTAACATTTAATAGCGAAACATATACATATACCGTTTCTTCTTTAACAGGGTTAACAACAAATAGTCAATTAACGGATTATCCTATTGATGAAACAACGTTACTACCTAAAGCCCCAACAACAAACCAAGAAAATGTTTTCTTCCAAATGGGTTCAGGTTGGTCAAGCGTTACTTTAGATCACAGATCTTCAGATATTCTTGATACAGAAAATTCAGTATTATCAGGGAGAACTAAAACTTTACTAACAACATCGAAACCATATTCATATGGTGAAGAGTTTTTTGACAACTATAGAACATTACCTGGTTTGGATTATGGTTTTACAATACAAAGTGAAATTGATAACCAGCAGGGGCAAATTTTAGAAGACGAAGCTCTTTCAAATTTAATTCTTAATAGAAAAAACATAAACGTTTTTGTATCTGCAGCAAATGCTGTTAATTATGATATTTGGAGAAAGTCTAGAGAACTTGAAGTGACTTTTGGAACAAATAGTTTACCACCACAAACAGGTGTAACTTTTGCGCAATACTTAGAAAATATTTTCTCAAGTCAAATAACTAATTCGAATATAATAAGATATAAGAAAAATTATATCGCTTTAGAGGATGTTTATCAGGATTACATAAATCAATTAGTAGCGTCTGGATATACAACTTATGATATGATATCAACATCTGATTTTGTTAATCAGATGAGTCCATATTGGTCAAATGTTTTAGAACAAATTATACCATCAACAACATTATGGATGGGGGGTAATTTAATTGAAAACAATGTTTTTGGTAGACCTAAGTTTTCATATAGAAAACCATGTAAGCCGTTAGAGATTGTAGAAAATTTATATCCAGAATTTGAAACAGTAATTGAAGAAGATCTTGAAACAATAATTGGAGACCCAGATAACTTAAGAGGTTTAATTGAATTTAGTGGTGTAACATTTACTTTACATATTGATATTGATGGAACTGATTATAGTGGGACAACACAGGTAGTTTTAACCGGTAGCACACTATTCGGTACCGGCTTTACCGCAGTAGAAAACTGTAGTGTACTTACTTCTTCATCATCTAAAATACCACTTATTTGTGAATATAAAAATTGGATCAATTTAAATTTAACAACAATAAAGGCTGCTTGGAAAAACGCAATAGCCGCGCTTGTTAATCAGATTAATCAAACAGAAACACAATACAGCGCATTTAATACTCCTTCATATGTTCCTGGAAATGCTGTATTATCGGGAAAAACACAATTAATATCTTATGAATTTTTCACAGATAATAATGGTGTTGAAAAAGTTAAATTTATTGCACACACAAACTCTTCCGGAGAATGTTTAGTAAAAGATAATTTAGATTTTTATTTTGATGTTGATTACAAATATACTGAACCTAAATGTCATTTAGATTTATCATTTGATGCGTCTTGTGATGTTTATTCTGGTTATCCAACTTGTAAAGTTGCAACAGATGTTATTGTTAGCTTAACAGGTGTTACAGTTCAATCTGGTAACGATAGTGGATGGGGAGTATACGTTCAAAGAAATTGTACACCTGGAAATAACATTAGTACAGGATATCACCCAACCTATACAGATACAAGTTTCTTCCAAATTGTTGGAGAAAATTGTAAGTTCAAACTTACTAATGTAAGAGAAGATGAAGTTATTGATTTAATTTTTACTGATGCAGCAAACTGTGATAAAAAAGTAAAAATTGAAGGATTAGCATTAAGATACGTTGAGTATCCAACTGAAGCACCTGATTTACCATTGGTTGTTAACACCGGTTACACGTTAGTACCAAAAGTACAATATAGAAACACATACAATTATGGTTTAAAACACAATACAAAAGTTATTGTTGTTAGTGGCGCTACAATTAATTCATCTACAACACCGGCAAACATTACTAGTTATTTAGCTGCAGGTACTCTTGTTAAAAAAGACGTTAAAGATTTAGTTAATGGAAATGTTATATTAGGCGCAACATACTTATCATGCACTACACTTTCATCAAGCATGTTTGAATATGCTAGTGAAAACAATGATTATTCTTTTTCATATGATTATTCAACGCATACAATTAGTGATATTGATTGTTTGGGGTCAGTAAAGAAAAGTGAAATAACAGGTATGACTTCAAATGGTCAACAGGTTGTTATTGAAGTTTTACCAACAACAAAACTACGTGTTTACACAAATAAAGAGGTTGATGAAGCAACATATAGAGTATCTAAACGAGATGGTTATTTCTTTGATTCTAGATCTCCAGAGTTTTTGCAATTAAAACCAGAAACACCTGAAGAGCCTTGTTGTTATTATCCATCAGATTACTATGATACCGGAGATTTTTTAATTACAGAAAAAGGTGAATTATTAGAGGTCATTGCAGTTAATTTAAATTACTGTGAAAATAATCTTTATTATAACATTAATGTAACAGGAACACAACCTCAAAATTTAGTATTATTTAATGGTAATAATGGAACACAAGTTTTAATACAACATTCATATACTAAGTTTAATAGACTTAATATGAATTTAAGTCAATATTATATTGATAATCAATGTTGTAAAACTGAAATTGAAGATCCTGTAAGAAATTATACAACTGAATGTGGTATTATAATTCCAGCAGTACCTTGTGGTAGCGCATATCCAATAGTTACCCCAACCCCAACATCTACACCGACACCAACAAATACATCTACCAGTACACCAACA